TCAACTTTCCACAATTGTTAAAAGTCAAGTTCCTGACTATGTTAGGACCGATTTTCCTCTGATAACTGAATTTTTAAAAGAGTATTATACTGGACAAGAATATCAGGGTGGTCCAATAGATCTCATCAATAATATTGACAGATATTTAAAAATTGATTCTTTTACCAATAGAGTATATTCTACTTCTCTTTCAAGATCTATTAATACCATAGATGACGAAATTGAAGTTTCTAGCACATCGGGATTTCCAGATTCCTATGGTTTGTTAAAAATTGATAATGAGATTATTACTTACACAGGAAAAACTAATAGATCCTTTACTGGTTGTGTTAGAGGATTTAGTGGAATTTGTGAACTTTCCAAAGAAAATGCTCCTGATGAAGTTTTATTTGAAACAACTAATGCAGAAGTTCATGGGAATGAAGCAAAGGTTTTAAATCTAAGTGTATTATTTTTAGCAGAATTTTTAAATAAAACCAAAAAAGAGATTGCATTTGGTTTTGAGGATAGAGAATTTTATTCTGGATTAGACCAAAATACGTTTTTAAAGCAGGTAAGAAGTTTTTATGCTTCAAAAGGAACTGAAGATTCTTTTAAAATTTTATTCAAAGCATTATATGGCGTTAATGTTGAGTTAATAAATCCTGCTAATTTACTTTTTAGACCATCTGACGCACAGTTTAATCAGGTAGAAAGTATTGTCGTAGATCCAACTCTTAATGAAACTGAATTTGATGATATTCAAAATATTACTCTTTTCCAAGATTTTCCTTCAAAATCATATGCGCCTATTACATATTCAGAAAGAATTTTAGGGAAAGACTCTAAGGTATATTACAGGTTAGATGTTGATGCTGGATATAATAAAGACATTACATTTGATGGGGCAATTTATGGTGATTTTAAAGTAACTCCCAAAACAAAACTTGTAAATCCAGTATCTATTGGTTCATCTTATCTTGATGTAGAATCAACTGTTGGTTTTGCAAAAACTGGAAATATCTCCTTTAAATATAGTGATGGAACTTCTGGAACTTTATATTATGGTTCTAAGACTATTAATCAATTCAGAGAAGTTGGATACATTTATAAAGAAATTAAAGAAGAAGAGAATGTAACAGATAGAGATACTTTTGCATATGCAACAATAAATGGAAAAAAAGTTCAGTGCAATGTATCTTCTATTATTTCTAACGTAAATACGCCAAGTAAATCACTTTATAATATTAATGGTATTACCTCAAGAGTTAAAACTCTTGGATTTGAAGGGAGTGGTTTTAAATTTAATGAATGGATTTATAATAACAAAATAATATTTACGGTTAATTCTGTAAGTGTAGTAGACGCAACAGATAATATATATCGCATAAATTTTAATAATAATCATTACTTTGTTAAAGATGATTTGGTTGAAATAATTGATAATAGTGGAACTTCTGTAACTGCAACAGTTTTATCCATTATTAACGAAAAATCTGTAAATATTAGGACTGTTTCAACTATTAATGTAAATGGAATATACACAATTAAAAGAAATATTTTAAAGGGTATATCTCCAAGATTTACACAAATTGAAGATTTTCATGCAAATGTTCAAAATGTATATTCAAATGATGATGGTAACTTACTAATTGCATCCTCTTCAATACCTTCAGAACCAGTTTCATTAGAAAGTATAGATTTAAGCATTAATGGAACTTTTGAAGGTACTAAAGTTACATTTGATAAAGAACATAGATTAAAAACCGGAGACAAAGTTTATTATTATCCAGAAATAGTTGAAAAAAGAGTTGTTGATGAGAATTTTAATTATGTAACAACAGAGGTTGAAGGAACTAAACTATTCAATGAAGGAATTTATTATATTGAAAAAATTAATGATTTTGATGTTAAATTTGCATTAAGTAAAGAAAATATTTTCTTTAAAAAATATGTTACTTTTGCACAGACTACGGTAAAAGATAATAAAGTTAAACTTTACGATTTTCATGAGAAAAATCTTCAAGATCAAAAATTATTAAGAGAAATACCTTTACCATTAGAAAGTTCTTCAGAAAAAGTAAAAACTCTTCCAGGAATGACTGGAATGTTGTTAAATGGTGTAGAAATTTTAAACTATAAATCGAAAAATAACATTTATTATGGAGAAATTAAAAGTGTTGATGTAATTTTTTCAGATAATCAATTTGATATTATTAATCCACCAAATTTAGTTATTGAAGATGATGGCAGAGGTAAAAATGCTAATGGTTTTCTTGGAATTACCGGTTCTCTAAGTAAAATTAAAATTATAGATAGAGGATTTGATTACGAAGGCACACCAACCATTAAAGTAACAGGCGGTAATGGTAATGGTGCTTCAGTTTTAGTAAACATGAAAACAACAGACAATGTTGCTAATTTTGATAGTAAGTTTATTCGACTAAATCCAACTAATGCTATTGGATTTTCAACATATCATAAATTTAGAAATTTTGAGCAAGTTATTTATCAAACGAGTGATCAATTAGGAATTACTGGTTTAACTACAAATACTAGTTATTTTGTTGGTTTAGTAAATGAAACTACAAATTATTCAGTAACTGTTGCTGCTAAAACATCAGGTCATCCTTACTTTGGTCAAGGATCTGGGAATGGATATTATATCACTGGTGGTGTCCATAATACAGTAACACAATCACCTAGTTTAGAATTTGTTCATGGTGAAACTTATGTATTTGATCAAAGTGATGCCACAGTTAATTTACATCCCATATATTTTAGCACGGTAGAGAGTTCCTTTGGTGGTAATGACAGATATGAGACTGGTGTAATTTATACACTTGATGGTGTAAATGTTTCTTACAGTGCATATGTAAGTGGTTTTGCAAGTGCTACAACTCGTAGTATTAGTCTTACAGTTGATGTTAATGCGCCTACAACTTTGTATTATGCATGTTCAGTGCATCAATACATGGGTAATGCAATAAAAGTTTTTGGATCTAATAATATAAAATTATATAATAGTATAAATGATGCAGTTTCTGGTATAAACACAGTAAATCTTACCGCGTATGGTAATGGTGTTCATAGTCTTACGTCATTAACCAAAAAAAGACAGATTGATTCTATTAACATTGTTGAACCTGGAGAAGGTTATTCAAATAGAAAAGTAATCTGTCAACATACAGGAATTAATACAGCCACAAATACTATTAACAGTATTAATCATGGATATTCTACTGGTGACATAATTCAATATATGGGCGTTGCTAGTGGAACAGATACTCAACTAACAGGTCTTTCTTTAAATACTGATTATATTGCTACAGTTTTTGATAAGGATACATTTACATTATCAGAAGTAGGTGTTGGCAATACAGTTAGCATATTTGCCAATAGGAATGAATATATTAATATATCTAATTCTGGAATCGGAACTCATATTTTTAATCACCCACCAATTGAAGTTACTCTAACTGGTAAAACTGCAATTGGACCTGAATTTGTTGCAAAACTTCAACCGAAATTTTTAGGTTCTGTTGATAATGTTCATATTTCTAACGGTGGGGTAGGATATGGCGTAACTAATATTCAAGATTTTGAGAGAAATCCAATCATAGGATATTCTATCGGAAAAAACACTCAAATTAGAGCAATTATTAATAATGGCAGCATAACTGAAGCAATTGTTCTTAATAAAGGTAAAGATTTTACTTCTGCACCAGATGTTGTTGTTGATGGTGATGGAACAGGAGCAGTATTAACAGCAACTATAAAAAGTGATGGCAGAATTGATAAAATTATCGTAGTTGAGGGTGGTAGAGGATATAATCAAAATAATACCACGATTAGAATTGTATCTTCAGAATCACTTTCCCAGTCAAAATTCCAACCACATCTTCAATCTTGGAAAATTAATTTATTTGAGGATTCTATAGATAAAATTGAAAAAGACGATGGAGTTCTTACACTCTCATCTTTTTCAAATTTTGGTATTCAATATTCACATCTTTTTGCCCCAAGATATTTAAGAAGTAGATTAATTCCAAGTGATTCTGAGGGAGATAAAAAATATGGTGCAAATGACTTACCTTTTAATAGAATAGAAATTGATTCTGTAAATCATTCTCCAATAATTGGATGGGCATATGACGGAAATCCAATATATGGTCCATATGGGTATTCTGATAAATCTGGTGGTGTTGCAGTAAGAATGAAGAGTGGTTATTACAATGAGGCTCTTTTAAAAACAAACAGACCACCAAATTATCCAGCAGGATATTTTGTTGAAGACTTTACTTATTATAGAGTTGATGATGATACTGTTCTTGACGAAAATAATGGAAGATACTGTATAACACCAGAATTTCCAAAAGGAACCTATGCATATTTTGCTACAATAAATGAGGTTGCTGATGTCGCCGGTCCTTTTAGAGACTACAGAAGACCAATTTTCCCATATTTAATTGGAGACAATTATTTTTCTATTCCAAGTAAGTTTAATTTAGATAAAAATTCAAATCAAGATGATTTTGATATCAATAATAGTGACTATAAGAGAAATACTTCAATATATAATTTCTTTGATAAAAATTCTAGATATCCATATATTACTTTACCAAACGATTTAAATCAAAAAGTAGTAATTAAAAATGTTGGTAAAGGTAAAGTCAATGATATTAAAGTTTTAAATGGAGGAGACTTTTATAAAGTAGGAGATAGATTAGTATTTGATCAGACTGAATCTGGAGGAAGTGGAATTGCAGCTAGAGTTTCCTTTGTAGAAGGAAAAGAAATTTCTAGTATTAAAAATGATAATACAGAAACTCAAGTAGAGATTTATCCATCTAACAAAAAAGGTGTGTTTGTTGGAGTAGGAAGTACTCCTCATAATTATTTTGATGGAGAATTGATATCTTTAACTAATTTTTCTACAACTAAATCAAAGTTTGAAGGTGGACATTCAATCACAGTTCCTGCAACAACTCTTACTCTTACGGGATTAGGAACTACTGCACATGCTCTGAGCAATATTTCAAATACTGGTATTGTAACTTTTGTTCATGTATCAAATTTAAACTTTGATCGTGTCAAAGAAAATGATATTATTCAAATTCATGATGAAAGAGTTAAAGTTTTAAACGTAGATTCTTTATCAGGAAGACTTAGAATTATTAGGCAGATTGATGGAACAACTGCACCAGCTTTCCATAGTGTAGGAATTGGTGCAACTATAGATCAAAGAAGATTTGAATTTAAATCTGATTATGATAATTCATTTAAGTTTAGAACTAATAAACAGTATTACTTCAATCCACAAGAATCTATTGGATTATCTGATGGATATGGTAATCCAGGGACAGGAACTACAGTAGAATTTGAAGTTCCTGGAGCAGGTGGTACATCAATTCATATTAAACCAAAATTAATATATTTAAAAAATCATGAATTAAAAACTGGAGATATTGTAGTATATAATAAAAATAACGAGACAGCTAATCCAATTAAATATGAAGATTCTACTACAGTGTCTGGTATTGGTTCTGAATTTATTGAAAATAGATTATATTATATTGCTAGGTTTGATAAGGACTTTGTTGGAATTTCAACAGTTAAGGTTGGAATTGGATCAACAGGAGTATTTTCAGGTATAGCAGCAACAACTAATAATATTGGATTAGTTGACTTTATTGATCGCGGTTCAAGCACATATCATAGTTTTACAACACAATATCCTAAAATTACTGCAGATTCAATACAAAATAGAGTTATTGTCACAACTGCAACCAATCATGGGTTAAGTTCTGATCATAAAGTATTAATTGATGTTAAACCAAAAGTTCAAAAAACTGTAGTTGTAAAATATGATGATTTTAATAGAAATATTGTAATTAATCCAAAATCTTTTGAACCAACTGGAATTAATACTATAACTGGAGTTATTACAATTCTAGATCATGGATTTTCTACAGGTGACAAATTAATTCACAGTAGTGAATGGGTTAAAACTGCTTTCTCCAATAATACTCCATATTTTGCAGTAAAAATTAATAATGATACTTTTAAACTTTCAGAAACACTTTATAATTCAAAACTTGATCAACCAATAACTGTTGTTGGTGTTGCAACTACTGCAGGAACTTTAAGTCCAGTAAATCCAACTATTGATACTGAAGGATATAATTCAATTAAATTTGATTTATCAGACTCTTCTTTGCAATATGAATATTTTTCAAACCAATATCCTGCATTTGAATTAGATTTCTTTGTTGGAAATACCTTTACTAAACCATGGACAAAGAATCCACAAGATACTGAGTTTAAAGTGAAAAAGAGTGGTGTTGTAGGTTCAGATGCAGTAGTTACACTGTTCTTAGATTCTAATACACCTAAAGATTTGTATTACAATCTTGTTCCAAAATTCACTCAAGGTGTTCCATTAGCAGAAACAAAAAAAGATGTATATCTCGATAAAAATGTAAATGGTGCAGGTTACGTTAATGTGTCTCCTAGTTCCTATTCAGGTTCTCACAAAGTAAAAGTTTCTACGGGCACCACATTTACTTATAATTTGTTAAATGAACCAGAAGTTGTATCCTACGGTTCAACAAATTCAACATTGTCATATATTACAGACTGTACACACACTGATGGTCCTATTTCTAGAGTAGAGGTATTAAATACCGGAGATAACTATAAAGTCCTTCCAGGTTTTACAACAGTAACATCTGTTAATGGTGTTGATTGTGATTTAGAACTACAAAGTTCCGATATTGGAATAATTGAAAATGTTGAGATAACAAACTACGGATTTGATTTTCCATATGATCAATCAATTAGACCTTTATTCTATTATCCACAATCTTTAAAAATAACTCCATTTACTTCTATTGATTCTATTGGAATTTCATCTTTTGGAAGAGGTTACTTAGGAAAACAGGAATTAGTAGTTGTTGATGGAGTTTCTGGAGAAGTTGTATCTGATATTGATTTAGAATATACTAGCACAAGTTCTGAAGTAACTATATTACGAAATACTTATGGTATGAGTAATGTCATTCCAAAAATATATCCAGTAAATTCTGGTGGAGGAGTTCCTGTTGATAATGGTCAACTTAGTGCAGGTATTACATACGATTCATCAACAAAAATTGCTACAGCAGTAGTAAAAACAGAATATTCTACAGGGGATTATTATCCATTTGTTGTTGGTGAAAAATTAATGATTGAGGGTTCTAATCCTGGTATTGGTAATTCTAGAGGATTTAATAGTTCCGAGCACAACTATAAATTATATACAATTACAGAAATAGATCCAAACTTTGGTGGTGGAGCAGGATCTGTTAAATTTAGTATGGCAGATCAATTAGAAGATACTGAAAGTGTTATTGCATATGATAAAATTAATTCAGCTACAAGATTACTTCCACAAAGAGACTTTCCAACTTTTGATATAAAAATTAAAAAGAATGAATTTATTATTGAAGAGATAATAAAAAGTAACGGTAAAACTGCAATAGTAGAAGATTGGGATAAAGAATTTTCAATTCTTAAAATTAGTTCTACCGATGAATTTGTTGCAGGTGAAAATATTACTGGACAAACTTCAAAATCTATTGGAACAGTTGGTGAAAACTTATTCCCATTTAAAGAATATGGAAAATATGGCAGTATAATCAGACAAAATAAAGGTTGGAAAGAAATTGCAGGATTCTTAAATAATGATCTCCAAAGAATCCCAGATAATGACTATTATCAAAATTTTTCATACTCATTAAAATCAACTATTCCACTGCAGACATGGAATGATCCAGTGTCTTCAATGAATCATGTTTCTGGATATAAGAAATTTGCAAATTATCAATTAGAATCTTATGAAAGAGGTCTTAGAGTTAATACTTCACCAACACAAGGTTCTACTTATATTAATTTAATTAAAGATATTGTAGAAACAGTAGACCTTAATTGTGTTAATGATTTTGATCTAGTTAGTGAAAATTCTATTTCTATAGGTGATGATAGTATTGTCTCTACTCAAATTATTTTTGAAAGCAGACTTATTTCTTCATTTGATCAAGCGGTTGGAAATAGAGTTTTATCAATCGATGATATTAGTGATCAGTTTAGTCATCGTCCTAGACCTGAAGAATTTGTTAACATTGATAGATTTAATCTTGATACAACAAGATTTTTAAGATTTATTACTCTTGTAAGAGATCAAAGATTTACTTCAGAAAGGCAAGTTTCTATCTTTGATGTTATTCATGACGGAACTTATGGATACACTAATGAATATGCTGTAATTTCTACAGTTAAAGATATGGGATCATTTGATTTTGCAATTGATCAAGGAAGAGGACTGATACAATATCATCCTGAACCAGACAAAGTAGCATTTAATGATCTTAATATTTCGTATGTTGCTTATAAAATTGATGATAGTTTTGTTGGTATAGGGAGCAGTGCTTTTGGTGATGTTGCTATAGTGAACACATCAAGTACAGAACTTAATGCTGTTGGGACAGGTGTTACTATTGTTTCTATTGGAAGCACTTATAATTCTGTTTCTGTTATGGTTATGATAAATCCAGACAGTGGAGAACAAAATGAAGAGTTCCAATTCTCTCAAATTAATTTTATTCATGATGGAACTAACATAACATCCTCTGGAGAATATGCATCTCTGTTCACTCAACTTGGAAGTCTCACTGATGGATTTATAGGATATGGTACTTTTTATCCATATCTTGATGGTAATAATTTTATTGTAGAATATGTGCCTAATGCTGGTATTGGAACAACTGCTGTTATCAATACAATGCAAATCGGAATAGCACAAACTGCTGTTAATGGTTCTACTGACTTTAATATGGTCCATAGTAGAATACAAACACAATCGACTGTTATTGCAGCAGCAACGAATCCTGGAATTACAACCGTTAATGATTATAGATATATTGCAAATTCCCAAGAATTCCATGCAGCAAAACTTTATGTTCATGTAGCAGATAAAACTAATAATGAACATGAATTTGTAGAATTATTCGCTCTTGACACTATTAACGCTGTTGGTGTAAGTAGTGAGGTATATTTAACAGAGTTTGCTAATTTAGGAACTTCATCTGTTGGTCTTGGTACGTTTGGTGCAGTAATAGATGACACTGGATTTGCTGTTGAAATACAGTTCACACCAATTCCAAATATAGATGTAGAGGTAAATGTTTTTGCACAGCATTTAAAATCAGAAACAGCAGATGATGTTGATACAGTTATTGATTTTAATAATGGTCTTATTACTACTGATAGAGACGATTATGTTGGAACATTTAATGCCATTAAAACTGATTTCGACTTAACTCACGAAAGACAGGATATTTTTGAACATTGGTTTGATGGAGGAAATTCTGATATTGTTGATACTACAAACAATACTATTCAACTTGCTAATCACTTCTTTGTTTCTGGAGAACAAGTTAGTTACTTTAGAAATGATATTAACGATGAAAATTCTGCAATTAGTATAGGTCAAACATTTATTACTGGATCTAAAAATGGAGTTGCAATTGGATTAACTGAGTTGCTTCCTGATGGTGGAGAAAATCTTTATATGGTTAAAGTTGATGATAATACTATTGGATTAACTACCAGTGCTGCAGAAGCACAACTACCAAATCCAACTCTTATTAATATTACAAACGTAGGAAGTGGAACTTCACATAGATTCTTAACAACTAAACAAAATTCAAAAGTTATTGTTACCATTGATAATATTATTCAGAGTCCAATTGTTTCTACAGCAATAACAAGTTCTTTGAATACCACTGCACTTTCTACAACAGATATTCTTGAATTTGTTGGAGTTACTTCATTCTTTGGAGGTGACTTCATTCAAATTAATGATGAAATTATGAAAATTGCTGGAATTGGTGCTAATAATGATCCAAATAAAGTAAGAGTTAGAAGAGCAAAACTTGGAACCAGATTTGCTAATCATTCTGCTGGAGATGTAGTTACCAAAATTAGTGGTAATTATAATATTATTGATAGTACGATAAGTTTTGCAGAAGCACCTTATGGTCCTGATCCTGTAGCAGATCCTTCAGATCCTAATGAAATTGATTGGAATAAAATTTCTAAGGGTTCTTCATTCCACGGAAGAAGTTACATGAGAGGGAGAATTCCTAATGAAGTACAAGATACATATTTCCGCAATCACGTATTTAAAGATGTATCTGATAAATTTAATGCCCTTGAGAATACCTTTAAAATACAAACAACTGAAGGTAATAATATTAGTGGAATTCATACTCATAATGCTGTTATTTTAATCAACAGCGTATTCCAACTGCCAGGAATTACAGTTGAAGAGGATTATAGCTTAAAAGAAGAGACTATTGGTTTTACCAGTGCAGTATTTAATGGAGATGCCAGAGATCTTGGAAGTGATGTTGGAATTAGTAGTTTCCCTGCTGCAGGTGTTATTCAATCTGTTGGTTCTACAGAAGGTTTAGGATATCAACCTCTTGTTTCAGCAGCTGCTACGGTTACTATAAGTGGATTAGGAACAGTGACAAATGTTAGTATTGGTTTTACTGGCAGTGGTTATAGATCTCAAGAATATCATGAAATTATTACAAAAACAAATCATTTAGTTGCTGCTGGTACTACAAATATTTTTGTAGATAATTTAAATAGTGTATTTGGTATACTAAATGAAGTTTATGATGGAAATAATGCATACATTGGTATTGGAACATATAGAGCACAATATGGAACAAAACTTAATGGTGTTGGTGCTACTTTTGTTCAAATTAGACCAGAACAAGTTTCTGAATTTATTATTCCAACTGGAACGCCTGTAAGTATTGGAGTTACTTTACCATATGGTATTGTTAACGTTAGTGCTGCTACTAGTAATATTAGTTCGGGAGCAGTTTCAGGTCTTACTTATGATGTGTTAGATGGAGATTATGATGGTACAACTGGAATTTTGTCTATAACACTTCCAAACAATCATGAATTAAATCAAGGCGATTATATTACAATTAATGACAATAGTTTAAGATTTACTTGTAGTAGTGACAATAATACTAGAGTTAAATCATATCCTAGACCAAATCTTGACACTAATGCAAGTAGAAGACCTCTAAGAATTGAAGAAGTTCAAGGTCAGAATGCTTTAGTGTTTGTTGGTTTCTCAACCTTTGTATATTTTAATGTTACAAATGCAGAATATACTCCAGTAACAGGAATTACTACTCTTACTATTGGAGCTAATCATGGATTTGATGTTGGTAGAGGTATTAGTCTTGAAACTGATTCACTATCCTTTACGTGTGCAATGGATGGCAATACAGTAACCAAGACATATCCTCGCTCAACTGACCCAGCAGCAAATAATACTCTTGATATTACTGCTGTAGATCAAGCAGCTGGAACAATTACAGTTAACGTTGGTGCTTCGCCTCTTGTTAACTTTACTCCTACTGCTGCAACATATACTCCCTCAACTGGTCTTTTAGAATTAACAATTGGAACTCATACTTTAACAGCCGGAACTTCAGTTAGACTTGCTGATAATTCACTAACATTCACTTGTGCTCTTGATGGTCACACTGCTCAGAAGACATATCCTCGCGCTTCTGGTGAGGGTGCTAACGCTGGCACTCCAGATGCCGCGTATCAAACTGCCGTAAATATTACTGCTGTAGATCAAGTAGCTGGAACCATTACTCTGGATGTTGGTACATCATCAGATACCTCATTACATACATTTGTATCGGCGGCAGCAGGTGCAGTCATATCTGGTGGTAATTACTCACATACCTTTGTAAGTGCGACAGCAAATGCTCTTCGTGCTGGTGGACAATATACACATACATTCGTTTCTGCTGATTCGGGTGCTGTTGTTAGCACTGCAACCACATCTATTCAACATATTGGTTTTGCAACGGTTATAACTGGAACAGGACATATTTCAGAAAACGTTACCATTACTAATCCAGGATATAATCTTAATGTTGGTGTTGGAACTGACCAGGTTGTACCTCAAATTATATTTGATGATCCAAGACCATATGCAAATATGCCTTTGATATTCTCTGATGAGAATACAATAGTTGGTCTTGGTACAGAATCTAGAGTTGATATTGAAGTTGGTAATGGTTCTAGTATAACTTCTTTTAACTTTACAAATAATGGTTATGCATATGGTAATGGAGAAATTTTAACAGTACAGACTGGAGGATTGACTGGAATTCCAACGATGACAAACTTTAGAGAATTCCAACTCACTGTTGATAAAACTTTTGATGATACATTTAACGGTTGGGCTTTTGGTGAACTAGAACTTCTTGATAATGTTGATAATTATATTGATGGCAGGAGAAAATTCTTCCCATTGTTTAGGGATGGACTTAGACTCTCTATTATTGCAGCAAAAAATTCAAAAATTGATCCTAATCAATTATTGTTAGTATTTTTAAATAATGTTCTTCAAGTTCCAGGAAAATCATATTTCTTCTTTGGTGGCAATAGAATTAGATTTACAGAAGCACCTAGAGAAGGTGATTCCCTAAGAATTCTTTTCTATAAAGGTAATGGAGAAGGCACTGATGTTATTAGAACTGAAGTAATACAAACTGTAAAAGAAGGTGATACTCTTGAAATTAATTCAAGTGATATTGTTTTAGATGAATTTAAGAGAACTATTACAGATATTGAATCAACAGATACTGTAGAAACTCTTCCATATTTTGGACCTGGAAATACAGATAATGTTGATTTAATTAGACCAGTTGATTGGTGTCGCCAAACTGAAGATAAAATTATTAACGGGTTGGGTATTTCTAAAGCAAGAACATTCTATGAACCAAATATTTTACCAAATGCATATTTGATTAAACCTGTTAGTGTTGGTGGAACCGTATTTAGTGTTAACACTACAAGACCACTATTTAACCAACTTAACGAATTTGATACTGTTCAAGGAAGACTAGCTCAGAATAAGATTAAAATTCATCCACAAAATGAAATAGCACCTGCTTTTGCCACTGCTACAGTCTCTACTGCCGGAACTATTTCGGCATTGACACTAACTGATGGTGGGCATGGATATCTTACAACTCCCACTGTAAGTATTGCAAGTACAAATGGTACTGGTATTAATACAACTGGAACCGCAACAGCAGTTGCAACTTTAACAAATGGTGTTGTTACTGATTTGACAATAACTGATGGTGGAGTTGGTTATGCTACTACATCAATACCCAGTGTTCTTATTTCTCCTCCACAAGCAGCAGGAATTGAAGAATGTGAAGTATATTTCCCAGATGGTTATAGAGGAGATTCTGGAACTGTTGTTGGATTTGCAACAACCGCAATTTCAGGAGAAACTTTTGCACTATTTGATCTCTTTATCCCAGAACAAGACCAGGTTTTCAATGACGCTGCGTATGTTGGATTTGCTATAACAGTTTCTCAAATAGAGCAAGGAGACGCATTCACTATTTACAACTCTAATGTTGGAGCATCAGTTACTTCTATTACAAGTTACGATGGTTCTGGTAATATTCTTGGTATAAGCACTACATTTATTGATGGTGTTTATGAGGTAATAGAATCTGTTGAACATCCAAGAGTTATGGGTGGAATTGGAACTGCTACAGTTAGAGTTCGTGCAAAAGTTGATAATGCTCCTTTAGGATTTGACTTTGATGATACTTTTACTGCTAATAGTGGAACTACTGGAATGACTACATCAATGTATCAAGGTTCATACAGTTGGGGTAGAATTGTTGTTAAGAGTAGAGGAAGTTCTACTTCATATACTTCATATAATTCACAAGGAGTAAGTGGTATTACCACCGCACCACTTGTTGTTAGAGAAAGACCTTTGGCGTTTGTAAGATACGACTAAATTTTATAACTAAATAAAGAAAAAACTGTGGCAAAATGTCTGCAATAATTACAGATCAAATTAGAATTTTAAATGCGAAAAATTTTCGAGATGGTGTATTAAGCACTTCCAATGCCTATTACACTTTTGTCGGATTGACCAATTCTGTTGATTTTGATCCTAATTGGGAAGCAGCACCTCCTGCTCCTAAAGATAATTTTAATCAAGAGAATGATTATTGGGATACTATGATTGCTATGAAGAGGATTACCTCTTCGGATATTATGCATGTTGTACCAAAAAGAAATTGGGCTTCAGGTGCAAAATATGATATGTATCGTCATGATTATAGTATTAATAATCTTGCTGCAGTTTCAAGTGCAACTAATTTATATTCATCATTCTTTTATGTAATGAATAGAGACTTTAGAGTCTATATTTGTTTACAGAATGGAACAAGTCCAGATAACCCCACAGGTAAACCATCTCTAGACGAACCACTATTTACGGATTTAGAACCAAGAGTTGCTGGTTCTAGTGGAGATGGATATATTTGGAAATATCTCTATACTTTAAGTCCTGCAGATATTATTAAATTTGATTCAACTGAATTTATGCCAGTTCCAAATAACTGGGCAACATCTGCAGATAATGCTCTTGTAAGAGATAACTCTGTTAGTGGTTCAATTAAAATTGTAACAATAAAAAATAAAGGATTAAATGTTGGGGCAGCAAATTTACAATATCGAAATGTTCCTATTAAGGGAGACGGAACTGGTGCAGAATGTACTATTACCGTAGATGAAAATTCTCAAATCACATCAGTAGAGGTATCAAATCAAGGATCTGGATATACATATGGAACTGTAGATTTAGTTGCTGGTTCTGTTCCTACAGGAACAATTAGACCAACATTTGATGTTATTATTCCACCTCAAGGTGGGCATGGATTTGATATATACAGAGAATTGGGAGCATTTAATCTTTTGCTTTATGCAAGAATTGAAAATGATGTTCAAAATCCAGATTTTATCACTGGCAATAAAATTGCAAGAGTTGGTATTGTAGAAAATCCTACTGAATTCAATTCATCTACAATTCTTGATAAACCCAAAGCAAGTGCTGTTGGTGCTTTAAAACTTGTAGGAACTGGTTATAGTACTGCAGAGTTTGCCGTAAATACAATTGTTTCTCAAACTATTGCAACGGGAACAACAGCTTTTGGTAAAGTAGTTAATTATGATCAAACAACGGGAATTCTTAAATTTTGGCAAGATAGATATCTTGTTGGATTTAATACTTCTGATGGCACACAAAATATTACTCCAAGACATGGATATGATTTAGCAGAATTTACAAGTGATCCAGATACTGGAGGATCTCTCATAGTTGTACCAGATAATGGTAATAATTCTACTTTAACCATTGATAACACTTTTACAGGTGCTTCTACCGTAATAAATAATAGGACCTATTATTATGGTCTTAATTTCACTGACGGTATTGCTTTACCAGAAGTTCAAAAACAATCTGGTAATATCATTTACGTTGACAATCGACCTTCTATTCTTAGATCGTCAAATCAAAAAGAAGACATAAAAATTATCTTGCAGTTCTAAAGGATTATGCCACAACAAACTAATCTCAACGTATCGCCATATTTTGATGATTACGATCCGTCCAGTGATTTCCACAAAGTTCTATTTAAACCTGGATATCCAGTTCAGGCAAGGGAACTAACAAATCTCCAATCAATTCTTCAGAATCAGATTGAAAAATTTGGTCAACATTTTTTTAAAGAAGGATCTAAAGTAATACCTGGTAATACAGGATATACTCAACTTTATTATAATGTTCAGTTGAATAATACATATCAAGGTGTTCCTGTATCTGCATATGCAGATCAACTTATAGGATTAAAAATAACTGGTTTAACTTCTGGAGTGACCGCAGTTGTTGATAGTGTTCTTCTTCCTATAGATTCTGCTAATGGAAATTTGACTTTATATGTAAATTATATAAATGCAAATACTGCAAATAATTTAACACAAGAGTTTTTTGATAATGAAGAATTAGTTTGTAGCAGTTCAATTAATTCTAATCTTTTAGGAAACTCTACAATTCCTGCAAATAGTCCTTTTGCTGTAACAATACCTCAGAATGCAAGTTCTATTGGTTCTGCATTCCAAATTCAGCAAGGAGTATATTTTATTAGAGGGCATTTTATACAGGTAGATACTGAAACTTTAATTCTAGATCAATATACAAATAGACCTAATTATAGAGTTGGTCTTCAAATTAGAGAAGAAATAATAACTTCTGATTTAGATGAAACTCTAAATGACAATTCTCAGGGTTTTAATAATTATTCGGCACCTGGCGCAGATAGATTAAAAATTTCAGTAAGTCTGTTTAAAAAACCACTTGATGATTTTGATGATAATAATTTTATAGAATTAGCAGTAATTGAAGATGGTGTTTTAAGAACACAAATTAAAAATACAAATTCTGGTTCAAACCAGGTTTTTCGTGAAGACTTGATGGATACTCTGGCACAAAGAACTTTTGAGCAGAGTGGTCATTATACAGTAAAACCCTTTGACGTATCAGTATTTAATTCGCTTAATAATAATCTTGGTAATAATGGATTATTTGCAAGTGGAGATTTTACTTATGGGGGTTCTTTAGCATCTGATGATTTAGCAATATTTAAGATTTCATCTGGTAAGGCATATGTAAAAGGATATGAAATTGAAACTTCAACACCAACGTTTATTGATGTTGAAAAACCAAGAACAACAAATGATGTTAATGCTGAATCTTTATCTTATAATACTGGTTCTACATTTAAATTAAATAGAGTATACAGAACACCTGCAACAGGTATTGGAATTGGTAATACTTACGTAGTAAGTTTAAGAGATGAAAGATGTGGTTCAGACCAAGAACTTGTAGCAGGAAATGAAGTTGGTCTTGCTAGAATTTATGATTTTAGATTAGAATCTGGTTCGTATAGTACAGATAATGCAAATACTAATGAATGGGGTCTTTCTTTATTTGATGTTCAACCATTTACATTTTTAACATTAAATCAAGCGCATACATTAACAATTCCTACTTTTGTTAAAGGTGCTAATAGTGGAGCCACTGGATTTATAAGACATGCTGTGTCTGCTGGTGTTGCTGTAACAGTTTATGAAAGAAATGGATCTTTTATTGAAAATGAACCTCTTATTTTTAACGGAAATCAAGATGGTAGAATTGCTATTGCAGTTACAGAAAAATCTGTTGCGGATGTCAAATCAGTTTATGGCACGGAAGATGGATTAGTTGGTTTCAATACTTTTTGTGGAGATGTTGTTCAGACAAAAACATTTAGTGTTGGTGTTGCAACTGTTAGTTCTGCAGGAAATGTTGAAAGTGCCAATCCAAGATTTTTAGATACTGTTAAAGTTGGAGATTTGCTTACATATTCAGATCTTGGAACTTCTACTGATAAAATTATGGTTAAAGTAACTTCAGTTCAAACTGGCATTGGAGTTACTGTACAAGGAGTTCAAACAGTTCCTGGTGTTGTAAATGGAAGTCTTCCAGGATCAAGTTTTATTAATGTTTCTGACATGGACATTGTTAGAACATCCCTCGATAAATCTTCAGATAATACTTTATATACAAAACTGACTAAGCAAAATATTGCTACTGTAAATCTTGACGAATCTTCAATTACTATTAGAAAAGTTTTTGATGTAAATATTTTAGCAAATGGAACAATTGATACTGGAACACCAGTAGATGCAGGAGATCGTGAGGTATTTTTACCATTTACTGCAAATAGATATTCTCTTATCAGAACTGATACGGGAGAAACAATTGAACTGACAGAAAATAAAATGTCATTCAATGCATCTAGCACTAAAATTTTAAATATATTTAATATTGCTGGTGGTTCAGGTTCGGCAAAATTAATTACTACTTTAAGAAAAGCAAAGTTAAGATCAAAGATTAAAAATAAAGTTAATGTAAATTCTTTAATTGTAAATAAATCAAAACTTGAAGGATCTGGCATTGGCACAACGACTCTGAATAACGGGCTTGAACATGGTAATTTTCCCTTTGGAACTAGAGTTGAAGATGAAATTATTTCGTTGAACTCTCCTGATGTTTTAGAAATTCATGGTGTATTTGAATCAAGTGGATCTGCAGATCCTATTGCACCAAAAATGACATTTTCTTCAATAACTAGTCAAACTTCCACAACACAAGACGTTATTAATGGAGAAATACTTATTGGTCAAACTAGTGGAGCCATTGCTGTCTCTGTAGGAACCCCCGATAATTTAAGTGTATCTTTTATAACTAAAAATCAAATTGATTTTATTGAGGGCGAAACAGTTATTTTCCAAGATAGTTTAGTTGAAGGTATTATCAGTGTTATTGTTGAAGAAAGTTTTAATATTTCCTCAAATTATACATTTAGTACAGGTCAAAGAAAAACCATTTATGGTCATAGTTCCTTAAGAAAAAGATCTTCTTCTTCCACACCAACTAAAAAAATAATTATATATTTTGCTTCTGCTAAGTATGACGCAGGAGATACTGGTGATGTTACAACAATAGAAAGTTATACTGCTTTTGACTATGCAACAGAAATTCAATCTATTGATGGAATTTCTAATAGTGATATTATTGATATTAGACCAAGAGTTTCAGATTACACAGTCACTGAAGGGGCACGTTCTCCACTAGAATTTGAGGGAAGAACATTTAATCAATCTGGCAACTCTGCAGCAAATATTCTTGCTTCAAATGAAAATTTAGTATTTGATTTTTCATATTATCTTGGTAGAATTGATAGACTATTCCTCACAAAAGATGGAAAATTCCAAGTTGTTTTTGGAACTCCTGCAGAAAAACCAGAACCTCCTGTAGCAATTGATGATGCAATGGAAATTGCATCAATTAAGTTACCTCCATATCTCTTTAACCCAGAGCAGGCATCTCTAAAATTCTTAGAACATAAGAGATACAGAATGTCTGATATTAAACAACTTGAAAATAGAATTAGAAATCTTGAATATTATACTTCATTATCTCTTCTTGAGTCTAAAACAGAAGGTGCATTTATTCCAGATTCAGATGGATTTAATAGATTTAAAAGTGGTTTCTTTGTAGACAATTTTAATTCTTTTAAATCACAGGAAACAAAATCAACAATTAATAATTCTATTGATAGAAAAAATAAAGAACTTAGACCAAAACATTATACAAATTCAATTGATTTAATATTTGGACCAGTTGAAGGAGTTGATTCATCTACAGACTTTAAATTTAATGTTATTGAAGGTGAGAATATTTCTAGAAGTAGTGATATCGTCACTCTTAACTATTCAGAAGTTAGTTGGTTACAACAAACATTTGCAACTCGTTCAGAAACTATAACACCATTTACAGTCAGTTTTTGGCAGGGAACTATTGAACTTACTCCTGCATCAGATACTTGGGTCGATACTGTCAGAGTTCAAACTAGAATTATTGAGACTGAGGGTAATTATGCTGCCACAGTTGATTACTATGAGAGAACAAATGAATTAGATCCTCAAACCGGATTTGTTCCTATTCTTTGGGATTCTTGGGAAACTAATTGGACCGGCGTATTAGATACTGTTGAGTCTGAAAGTAGAGCAGCAACTGATGCTGTTTCAGAATCCACTAAAAAACTTGATGGAACATCTGGTCCTGGTCAGTGGGTAAGGAGAAATTCTACTACTGTTTCTCAGGAAGAATTCCAAGAAACATTTGATCTTGGAACAGAATCTAGAGGTGGAACAAGAACTATTGTTCATGAAGAATATGAAAAAACTTCTATTAATGATAGAACTGTAAGTAGAGATCTCGTTCCATTTATGAGATCTAGAAATATTGAATTTAATTCAAAAAAATTAAAACCAGGAACTCAAGTTTATCCATATTTTGATGGAATTGATGTTTCTAGATATTGTACTCCAAAACTCATTGAAATTACAATGACATCTGGTACATTTACTGTTGGTGAAAATGTACGCAGTGTTCCCTTGAAGAAAGGTATTTCTGCACCTGTATTTTATGCAAGAGTTGCACAAATTAATCATAAAGAAGGAGAATATAATTCTGCAACTAGAACTTATGAGCAAAATCCATATAATGGACAATTAATTGCCTCTTCATATAATTCTACATCGACTGTTTTAAATATTGATACATATTCTTTATCAAATGAAACTCAAGGTGAGTATTATGGTTATATTGAAGTTGGAACTTTACTGGTTGGAGAAAGCAGTGGTGCTACAGCAACAGTATCAGATTTAAAATTAGTTGTTGACAATCAATCGTCACTTATTGGTAGTTTTTATATTCCAGAAACAATCACTTCATATCATCCAAGGTTTGAATCTGGTATTAGATCATTTACTCTTTCTAGTAGTGATATTAATGATGCTGAAAATGTAACTACTACTGCATCAGAAGCATATTCTGCTACCGGCATTATTCAAAATGAAGGTTCTGTTAGAAATGTTAGACTTGAAGATAGAAAAGAATTTGAACAACAGACTGTAAGTAGATCATCTGGAACTCAAATAGTAGGAACTAGTGTAGTTAATAGAACTTCTCCTGAAACTATTACTGCTTGGTATGATCCACTTGCACAAACTTTCACAGTTGATGATGAAACTGGTATTTTTGTTACAAGATGTGATATCTTCTTTAAAGAAAAAGATGATATGGATATTCCTATCACTTTACAAATTAGAACGGTAGAGGGTGGAATTCCCACTTCCAGGGTTCTTCCCATGTCAGAAGTAATTTTAGATCCTGATGAGGTTTCAATTTCAACAGACAGTTCAATTGCTACATCATTTACATTCAAGGCACCCATTTACCTTGAGGGTAGGAAAGAATATGCAATTTGCCTGTCTACTAATTCTACAAAATATACTACATTTGTATCGAGAATTGGTCAGGAAGATTTCCTCACAGATACATTAATTTCTTCTCAACCATTCTTAGGATCGTTGTTTAAATCTCAGAATGCTTCTGGATGGGAAGCAAGTCAGTGGGAAGATCTTAAGTTTACACTTTATAGGGCAGAATTTGAAACTTCCGGTTCTATTGATGTATATAATCCACGTTTATCAAGAGGTAATAGACAAGTTCCAAATCTAATACCAAACGGGATTGAATTAAAATCAAGAAAAATTAAGATGGTTCTTTCCAGTCCAGATAATGGTAATAATGTATATCTATTAGGAAATTCATTTACTCAAACTGGAACAAATGCTATAGGAAATCTTGTTGCTACTGGTGGTTCTGCAACAGGAACTTTAACTGTATCTAATGCTGGTGTTGGTTATACTCCTTCATCTGGTTCTAATACACGTATCATACCTTTGATTACATTATCTGGAAATGGTAGCGGTGCTAGTGCTAATATCACTTTTGAGAATGGTGTTGGTATTGCTGCAACAATTATTACTAGTGGTGGTAATGGGTATCAAGTAGGAGATGTTCTTAGTATTTCAGGTGACAATGTTGGAAGAGATTTAAAGTTAACTGTTGCTGGAGTCGCTGCTACAAATACTCTAATATTAGATAATGTAATTGGCGAGTTTAATACAAATAGTTCTAATGGAATTGTATATAATGACGGAACTTCTGACGTTACATTTAATGCATTAGGTTCAGGTTCTGCATTAACATCTACTATTTCCAATAATGGTCCAAATCTTACTGGACAGTTAACAAGTGTAGATACAATTAGTGCTGCAGATGGAAGTAGAGCAGAAGGCACATATACTATTGGTGTTTCAGATTACAGTGCTACTGGTTCAGGTACTGGTGCT